CATAGCCTTTCAAGTTTATAAATCGTACCGCAAATAAAATACGCGGCCGTTAAATTTCAGTATTACACGGATAAATATTGTATCAAAAGAGCAAAGATATGTCAAGTTTTTTAGGGCTCTCCGAAAATGTCTAAAATGTCCTACAATAAATTGCAAGAGGTCGCAACGACCAAATGCAATTTATTTTTTTATTTATTTTGGCTTTTGCCTATGGCGAGGATAGAGCAATGCAGAGGTGCAACTCGAGCGCGTTATAGGATTTTAGCATAAGGGGACAACGGGAGTGGGGAACTCCCCGCTCCCGTTGAACTCACAAATAAAACAAAGGAGGAGCGCAACAATGAATATCCGCTATATGAGCTACGACCAAAGAAAAGAGCTTGAAACTATGTACGCAGCAAACGCCGAAATTAACGACATAGCCGCTCGCCTGGGAGTAAATCACGTTACCGTATATAGAGAACTAAAGCGCGGCGAAACGGGCGAGCTTGACAAAAACGGGCGTATGGCTTATAGCGCAGAACTCGGGCAAAAAACCTTAAACGAAAATTTCCGCCGCCGAGGAAATCGAAAAGCTACGGCAAATAAATAATAAAACGGAGTGATTTTGTTATGAACAAGGTACGCAGAAAAGAATTGCAGGAACTCTACGACATTATCTCCGAGGCAAAAGACCGCCTCGAGATGTTGCACGACGAGGAGGTGTAGCAGATGTGCAAACCCGTAAAGTGCCCGCAATGCGGACACGAATTTACACCCGAGAGGGTTATTAAATCGGGAGCTTGGACTCCCGAGGAGGACGAGCTGTTACTGAACGGCTACCAAAAGGAACGGAAAACCATTGCCGAGCTCTCGGACGAGCTTAACCGTTCCCAGGACGCAACCCGCAACCGCTTATTTGTCCTCCGCGGTGGAGGCAAGCCTAAAGGCGTTACGGCAAGTGTGCAGCTCTCGGCGAAAGAATTTGACGAAATGAGAGCGGCTCGCACCGAGGTTAAGAACGCCCGAAAGGTTGTAGAGCAGGCGAAAGCCACCGAGCGCGAGCTCTCCGCCTTTTATGCCCTGGGTAAACAGTTACTCAACGCAAGGCAAAACAAGCGCGCTATTGCCCCGCTTTTTGCGGAGCTGCAAAAGTTAGTAGATACATACGAAAATTTTTAGGAGGTGCCTATATGGACGAAAAGTTTTTAGGAAAAATCGACTTTGCAGAGTTTGGGAAAATTAGCGACTTTCCCTTTTTAATCGGGCTGCAATTAGGTTTTTCCTTTAATGGCTGCGGAGTTATGGACGGCGGAAAGTACACCGTAAACATTGGCGACGCTTGTAAGTGGAGCACAGAGGAAAGACTACAAGGCATTACAAAGTCAGTAGAAAAAGTAAACGAAATTTTGACAGCGGCTAAATGCTGCTATGTTTCGGAGCTGATAAATAAGCCTGTCGAGGTAGTAATTGAAAACGGCGTATTTTCTGACTTTAGGATTTTAACAGAGGTTTTATAGAACAAGGAGGTTACATTATGAACAGCAGTATTTTAACCGCTATCGAGTCGCTTTGCGACGATATAGCAACCAACACCAACCCCGAGGAAAACAAGAAAAGAGCTGAGGCGGTTGTTTCTCTTGCCTTTGCGGGCATTTTTACTCCCGCAGAATATGACGACGAATGCGAGGACGAAACCTCCGAGTGTGAAACGGCACCCGTTGCAGATGTGAGCAAGGTACCGCAGGCGGGCGAGCGTTTTACCCGTGGCGGTATTGAGTTTGTCGCTCTCGGTATGGAGCAAGGCGGCGTGCTTGCTATTGTTTCGGAACTGCTCGAGGAGGAAATGCCGCTTGATATAAGCAATAAAAACGACTGGCGCACCTCCTCGCTCCGTATATACCTTAACGAAGAATACCTTGAACAATTCAACCGCGGCGACCTCCTCCCGTTTGTATCGGACTTGACATCCGACGACGGTATGAAAAATTACGGCACCGCCGAGGATTACGTTTTTCTTCTCTCGTGCGACCTTTACCGCAAATACAGAGAGTCCGTGCCGCGCTTTAATAATTGGTGGTGGACTCTTACGCCTTGGACTTGCAACCCGTACTACGAGAGCGACGTGCGCATTGTCTACTCCTCGGGCGAAGTGGGCAACAACAATGCGTATAACGGTAGCGGCGTAGCCCCCGCTTGTATTTTCAATCCCGAAATCTTCAAGTAATCTGCGCCGATAGGCGCGTATGGAGGCAGCAATATGGAAAAACACATTTTAACATACGTGAGCGACGGCACCGGTAAAACCGCCGTCGCAATTACAAAAATAAGAAACTCAGGCACCGACATTATAGGCGAGGTTGTTTATACGGGTACCGACAAGGGCGCAGTTATCCTCGAGGACTTAATAGAACACCCAGGTTATAACGCTCTTGCTAAAGAGGTTAAGGAACTCCGCGACGCAGCAGAACGGCGCAGAGAGCGCACAATACGAAAAGTAGAGCAAGCTCTCGGGTTAAAGCTCTACGATTGGCAAAAAGCATTTATTTTCTACAATAAGCCCTACAATTACTATGTAAGCGGCTATAAAGGAACGGGAAAAACCCTTGCTCATTGCCTCCGCCTTTGCTTATCCGAGGGCGAGCCGATTATAGCGGCACTCACACCTCCCACAAGGGCGAAAAACGAATTTTTGCGCTATCTCGGCGAGGACGGCTGCTCCATACACCGCTCGCAATTCTTTATAAATGAGTTGCGACAAGTTTATAACAAGCTCCTCGCGGCGGGAAATATCGACCTCCGCGAGATAACATTTAAGAGGTAAATATGGAAAGTATCAAAATCGAAAAAGACGGCTCTATGTCTATTCCCGCGCCTGGCAATATGAAAATAACGGTTGAAATGACCGAGGGACTCTTTGAGGAGTTTTTGCAATTCCGAAAGAGTAAAGATAGCTACGAAAACAACGCCGCCCGAGAAATAGAGAGCTTGCGCCGCCGTATGGAAATTTTAGCAAAAGCGGTTATTGACTCGGTGGAGGGCAAAACTACCAAAGCAAAAAAAGAGGCTAAAGAGGAGGCTCTCGAACTTGCTAACGATTGGTTTTGTTGAGAGGTGCCCGTATGACGAATGAGGAATTAAAAGCCGCTCTCGTCAGCGGGTGCCCCGTAGAAAGCGGCGGAATTGTATATAAGTGCGTTTCGGCTATCATTTACCGATACCGCAATGGGAAACTTGACATTTCCGCCGAGGTTACGGACTATTGCGGGCACAGTATTTCAATCATAAGCCCCGAGCGGGCAAAAATCGTAGAAAGCGAGGTAACAAAGTGAAACTAAAGCAAATCGAGGCAATATTAAAAGCCGAAAAAACAATAATTGTTTCCGAAACGTCCGCTTGTCAATGGCTCGGGAACGGCGCGGCATTTTATCCCGTATACAATCTCCCGAAACTCACAAAAGACAATATATTTACTATGTTTGATATTACAGAGGAAAAGCGGGACAAGTTTTATTTTGAGGAGCGCCCGCTCCCGCCACATATAAATTTTGAGGACGGCGACGACAGCGAGCAGTTACTCGAACGAGGAGCAATAACATTTTATGCACAAGGTAGAACGCTTGAGCCGTTAAAAACCTCACAAGGTATAGCCTTTATAAACACTCGGTACTTAAAGCCGTTTTCCGATATTGACGCGGGGTATGAACTTTACGAGAGAACGACCGCACAAGGGAAACCGTATATCGCGGTAAAGAGCGGGTTTATGTTACTCGGCATTATTTCCCCCTACGACCTCGTTAATGAAACTTTTATAAACAACCTCGACGAAATATTGAAGTTATCGAGAATAGCTCTTTTTAACAAGCAGAAAGACGACTCGATAACAGATACCAACACTCAAGTAAAAATGGAGGATATGGAAGTATGAACGCAATTATTATAACGGCGATTATCTGCGCTACCCTGGTTTTGCTCACATTTATAAATAAAAAGAAATAGGAGGCTTTGCTATGACTTCGGCAAACGGAAACAGACAGCACAGGACAAGCTCGGCTCCAAGCGACAGCAAAAGAGCCGCTCGCGGAAAATGCAAGCGGCAATTTATTACCTTTATTATATGTGTATTTCTCGTAGGAGGAATTGCAGGAGGGCTCATTGTCGGAGGAGTACAAGCCCTCGGCGGGAATGACGCAAAAGAGCAACAGCCCTACGGCACACGCGACGGCAAAAGCGTAACAGAAAACGGCGAGCTTATGCTCATACAAGACGCGGCGGGTTTTACCCCTCTCGATTGCGAGCTTTCGGAGGAACTGCAAGAGTTTACATATTATATGTGCCGCGCCTATTATATCGACTTTGACTTTGCAATGTCGCTTATGTTCTCCGAGTCCTCGTTTAACGCCGCCGCGGTAAGCCAGGACGGGCACGATTTCGGCTTAATGCAAATAAGAGACTGTAATAACGATTGGCTCAAAGAGGAGCTCGGCGTTACCGATATGCTCAACCCTTACGAGAATATCCGAGCGGGTTTGTATATCCTCCGCGGGCTTTTTGAAAAGTACAACGACAGCTCAAAGGTTGTTATGGCGTACAAAATGGGCGAATATGGAGCCTCGGTGCTTTGGGACAAAGGCGTATACGAAACGACCGCCTCGCAGCGGGTGCTCGCCCAGGCGGACAAATTCGCCGCAGAGAGGAGCGGCAGCTATGAACAATAAAATAATGCTTTCAATTCACCACAAATACAGCGAGCTAATTTTAACCGAAAAAAAGACACTCGAAATACGAAAAAACGCTCCTCGGCGCGGAGCCTGGGGCGGAGGAGCAAAAGACACAGTATTTTTATATGAAACAAAAGCGGACGGCGGAGCGGGCGCGGTTGTTGGTTTTTTCTCTTGCGGTGCTTATGAGGCAACAAACGCTTTTACCTTGCACGATTTCAAGGGCAAAGAGGAATTGCGCCGCAGCTTTATAACGCGCGCTTGCTTAGCCGAGGACGAGCTCGTAGCATACGCCCAGGACTCCGTTATTTACGGTTGGCGGGTAAATATGGTTGTACGCTTTCCGAAGCCTCGCCCGCTCTCGGACTTCGGCTTAACACGCGCTCCGCAGAGCTGGCAATATTTGAAGTAAATAAAAAGGGCTTATCAAGCCACAAACTTGATAAGCCCCGTAGCGCCTTTGTGCTACCGATTAACTACATATATAAGTATAGCACAACGGCAGCGAAAAATCAATAGTTAAGCGCGGAGCGAGCGGCTCTATTTCGGGCTCGTAATGGATAATAACTTAACGACCAAAACAGAGCACAAGGCACCCCGAGGAATATAACCCGTCCTCTCTCCCCCTTTTTATTGGCTTTGAAATGCAAGTACCTTTTGAGGTTAGCGCAATTTTGATAATTCAAAGGTCGTCAACGGCAAATGTTCGCTCGACAAATTCCCTTATGGAAAACTAAAGCGTTAAACCTCGGGGCTTGGGGCAGAGCCCCAAAAGGAAACAACGGAGGTAAAACTATGCGTTGTCTATACAGAGAAAAAATACATAAATGCGGCGAATTTTTAGAAGTCGATATTTTCCCCGTTTTTGAATATCAGCGCGGGCGCAGCAAGAAAAGAAAACCGACAACGGAAACACAGCAGCGGCTAAATCAACGTAACGCCGAAAGAAAGCTCACGCGCCTACTGAACACGAATTTTACAAAGCGCGATATACGCTTTGATTTAACATATAGCGACGAGAATTACCCCGAAACGCCCGAGAACGCACAACGGCAAATGCAAAATTTCCTCCGTCGCGTTAAACGTTACCGTGCAAAGCATAATTTGCCCGAGCTTAAATACGTTGCCGTTACCGAGGTAGGAAAAGAAAACGGGCGACTGCACCATCATATCGTTATGAGCGGCGGCGTTGATATAAACACCCTTGCGGAAATATGGGGCAAAGGCTATACGACGGCAAAGCCGTTACAGTTTGACGAGTTCGGTATAACGGGCATTGCGGTATATCTCGTAAAAAGCCCGATACTCGGCAAGCGTTGGAGCGCGAGCCGCAACCTCGAGCAGCCGAAAACGTCCAAACGCGACGGCAGAATACCGCAGTACAAAATACGCGAGTTTGGAAACAGCGGCAACGACAACCGCGCAGAGCTTGAGCGTCTTTATGAGGGCTACGCCCTGGCAGATTGCAAGCCGTATTACAACGAAATCAACGGCGGCTATTATATAACCGTCCGTATGTATAAAAAGCCCGCTCCGAAACGGAGCAGAAAGCGAGGAAAACTATGACGCAAAAACGAGAGGAGAAAAAGAAAATGTCAATGTATATCTTTCCCGCCGTCCTTATAGCGCTTGACGTGGGAGCGGCTGTTATGTGCTTTATCGGCAAAGACTATAAACGCGCTGTATATTGGCTCGCTGCTGCGGTGCTCAATGTAACAGTAACATTTTAGGAGGTTGACAAAATGAGAGTTGTACTCGACAACGGCGCAATTATGCCTACCAGGGCTCACGCCACAGACGCAGGCTACGACCTTTACGCCAGGGAGCAGCAAATAATACCCGCTCAAGAAAGCGCGTGTTTTGATATTGGCGTACATATCGAAATCCCCGCGGGCTATGTCGGCTTTTTGAAAAGCAAAAGCGGGCTTAATGTCAAACACGGCATTACAAGCGAGGGAGTTATCGACGCAGGCTATACGGGGAGCATTGTTGTTAAACTCTACAACAACAGCGGCTTTGATTATACCGTACACAAGGGCGACAAAATCAGCCAAATTGTATTACTGCCGATTTTTACGCCCGAACTCGAGCAAGTAGACAAGCTCGAGGAAACCGAGCGCGGAGCGGGAGGTTTTGGCAGCTCGGGAAAATAAGCATTTTTTTGGAGGTGTAGCAATGACTATTTTAACACCCGAGCAAGCGGCAGCTTTAGAGGAGGCAGCCGCAACAATTAAGAAACTCGCAGAGGCGATAAACGAATTTGTCGAAAGTAAAAAAGAAGATTACGCCGACTTTTTAGAGAAAATCAAGGAGTGCGTAGAAATTCCCGAGAGGGAAAAATACACTCCTTGCCGTAAAATAGGCTTTTCACAGCCTCCACAAATTCCCGCTAAACAATGGCGGAAAAATCGAGCTTTATTCAGACCATACAAGAGAGGCGTTTAACCCTCAAAATCAAATCACAAGGGAGGTTTTGTTATGAATTATTTTAAGGCAGCGGAGCAAGTGCTCTCCTCTGTCCCTGCTCTCGAGCGGGCATTGGAGAATTTACAGCATAGGCGCGATAGGCTGATAGAAAGCGGAGCTCCTTGGGAGCCTGGCGCGATTGATTACAGCAAGCCGTTTACGGACTCGCATTACGTAAGCGACACTCTTAACGAGCTTTTGGAGCTTACCGAGTGCTCGCGCAATATAGCGGAAACGCAGCGCAAGCTCGCAGAAATTAAGGGCATTATCGACCAACTGAAAGACGAGTATAAAAAGCTCGTCGTTCTGTGGTACCTCGAAAAAAAGCCGAAAGAGGCAGTTATGGAGGAGCTATACATACAGTCATTAAGCACCGTTTACGACCTCCGCAACCGCGCCGTAGCGGAGTTTGCTTTGCTCTACTTCGGCGGCTCTGCCCTGGGCTCAATTTAGGCAATCGAAATAAAGCCGTATAGAAACTTGCTTTAAGCCGCGCTAAACTGATACCGTAGAAATAGACGGTAAGGCGGGCGGCTTATAGCTGCTCGCTTTGTCGTTGTATCGGGAGCAAATATAACTCACTATACGGCGGAGAGGGCGGGACGCTGTTATATGCAAGATTTCGCAAAGGCATTTTATTTGAGCAAAGCCTGGCGCGATACCAGGGAATATATATACAAGCGCGATATGGGCTTATGCGTTCGCTGCGGTAAGGCGGGCGCAATAGTCCACCACAAAATATATTTAACGCCACAGAATATAAACAATCCCGCTATCACACTATCGGAGGATAACCTCGAGTTGCTATGCCGTGAATGTCACGCCATAGAACACGAGGGACAGCTACCGACAGCAAGCGGGCTTATGTTTGACTCCGAGGGAAACCTCGTAGAAAAGGAGGGTAAGTATGGGAGCTGATGTATGCGAGCTCGTAGTATATACGCAGAACGGAGCGGTTACGTTCCAGGTCAAGGCTACGGCTGATAACTTCGAGGACAGAGTAGCCGAGGCGCTCGAGGAGGGCACCGTTATTCTCGAGCTTGTGGACGGCGGGAAAATTATTCTCTGCGCAATTAACGTTGTAGCAATCGAGGTACACGTAGCGGCAGAGAGCAGCAATTCCTCTGTAAAAAATTTCGCTGCTACACCCCCCACTTAAAAAAAGCTATATGCCTTTTAATGAACCGTGTTTAAGCCCCTTTTATGACCGCCCCAGGCGTGTATAACCCCCCCTACCATTACAGACAAAAGAAAGGAGAAACAGCGTGGACGATACATTATATACGCGACAGAAAAAAGAACAAAACAGAATTAAGAAATTGTATAAAAATCTGCCGAAAGATAAGCTCGAAATTGCAAAAAAACTAATAGAAAGAGCCGCCTATATGCTCGTTTCTCTCGAGGATATGGAGGAAAAAATCAACGAGGACGGGCTCGTGGTTACAATGCCGCAGGGCTCCTACACTATCGAGCGAGCGCACCCGTTATTACAGCCGTATAACGCTATGGTTAAGAACTACAACGCCACCTTAAAACAGCTCAACGACCTACTGCCGAACGCAGACGCAGAGGCGGCGGGACAGGCACTTATGATGTTTGCAACCAAACCGAGCAGGGCGGCAAAATCGGGTTGAATTGGGTAAAAGAATACTACCGCCGCATAGAGTGCGGCGACATAGTAACGAGTAAGCGGGTTAGAGCTGTTTACTCGCGGCTCGTTGCCGAAATGGACGCAGCTAACGACGACTCGCCGTATTATTTCGACGAGGAAACGGGCGAGCGTCCTATTTTGTTTATCGAAACATTTTGCAAGCAGTCCCAGGGCACCATAGGCGCGCCTCTTGAGCTTGAGCTATTCCAAAAAGCATATATACAACTGCTTTTCGGTTGGCTTGAAAAAGAAACGGGCTACCGCCGTTTCCGCGAAACAATGTTTTTGTGCGGACGCAAAAACGGCAAGTCTACTTTGCTTTCGGGCATTGCCCTTTATATGCTCATTGCAGATTATGAGGGCGCGGCGGAGATATACTCCGTTGCGACAAAGAAAGACCAGGCAAAAAAGGTATTGACCGAGGCTGTCAATATGGTTAAGCAGTCGCCCGAGCTGCGGGCGGTTGTCAAAAAGCGCAGAAATGATATTTATTTTCCCGCGACCTCCTCTATCTTTGAGGCGCTCGCGTCGGACTCCAACACCCTGGACGGCTTAAACTCTCACGCCGTTATAATCGACGAGCTGCACGCAATCCGCGACCGCAATTTGTACGAGGTTATGAAACAGTCTACCTCGTCGCGCCGTCAGCCTCTCGTTGTTATGATAACGACCGCGGGCACCGTGCGCGAGTGCATATTCGACAATATGTACGAGCTCGCCGCAGACCTTGCGGACGGTAAGAAAAAAGACGATACCTTTTTGCCGATACTCTACGAGCTCGACAGCCGCGACGAGTGGACTAATCCGCAAATGTGGATTAAAGCTAATCCAGGGCTCGGGAAAATCAAGCAGTATAAAACGCTCGCTAACTTTGTTGAGAGGGCGAAAAACTCGCCCGCAGACTTACCAGGCGTTCTATGCAAGGATTTTAACATACGCGAAAATGAAAGCGCCGTATGGCTTTCCTTTGAGCAGATTAAAAACGCGGCGACGTTTGCTATTGACGACGTTTACAATACCTACGCTATCGGCGGTTGTGACCTCTCGGCTACAACCGACCTTACAGCGGCAACGCTGCTTATACGCAAGCCGAACGACAAAACGGTTTATGTTTTGCAGCAGTATTTTTTACCGCAAGCCCGCGTTGAGCACCTCGAGGAGAAAAACACAAACGAGGCACCCTATCGGATATGGGCGGAGCGGGGTTTGCTTACGATATGCGAGGGCAGCCGCGTAAACTTCTCCGATGTAACGGCGTGGTTTGTGCAAATGCGCGAAGAGCATAAAATAGACGCTTTCAAGGTCGGCTATGACCGCGCGCTCGCGGGCTACTGGGTGGAGGAAATGAAAAGCAACGGCTTTACTATGGAGCCCGTAGCTCAAGGCGCTTTCACTTGGAGTCAACCTATGCGCGAAATGGGAGCGGCTCTTACCGACAAGATAGTTAATTACAACAATAACCCTATTTTGCTTTGGTGCCTATCAAATACCGCCGTTAAGAAAAGCGGCTTAAACAATATCCAACCCGTTAAGATAACCGATAAACGCCGCATAGACGGCGCGGTATCGCTACTTAACGCGTGGGTTATCTACGTCAAATACTTTGACGACTATATGTATAACGTGGGGTGACACAATGAAAGAAAGACGAGGGCTTTTTGAGGCTATATTCGGGAAAAAGCCGCAGAAAACAGACGGCTACACCGAGTACAAGCTTTTAAATTCCTATCAATCAAATTTTGTACCGTTCTCGGGCAATGCCTGGGAGGTTAATATGGTGCGAGCTGCCGTCCATTCTTTCGCACGCCGCGCGGCGACGGTACAGCCGCGGCACATTAGACGCGGCGACGGAAAGGTGCTTGACGTAGAAAGCAGCACATACAACAACATTTTACAGTTTAAGCCTAACCCGACGACAACGGCTTATAAATTCTATTACCGCCTGGCGGCGCAGTACAAGCTATATAACAACGCGTTCGCTTATCCCGTATGGAATGAGGCGACGGGCAGACTCGAGGCAATTTATAATATCAACGCCCAGGAGATTACCTTACTCGACCACGAGGGCGAGCTGTTTTGTAAATTCCGCTTTAATAACAGGAACTCGTACATATTCCCGTATGCGGACTTGGTGCATATCGGCTCAATGTTTGCAGATAACGACGTTTTCGGCTCCGATAACGGAGCGCTTATGCCCGTTTTGAAAACGGCAAACACCTTTAACCAAAGTATGAGCAAGTTTGCCGAGCTCGTAGCGGTTGTGCGCGGTATTTTGAAAGTGCAAGCCTCCACAAAAAACGAGGACTTAAACCGCCGCCGCGACGATTTTATACGGGACAACCTCAAAATGGAAAGCAACGGAGCGGGCGTTATCGTTACGGATAACAAGTACGATTACACCCCGATTACCGACAAGCAAACGCCGTTACCCACGGGGCAGTTGCAATATATCAAAGACGAGATATACGACTACCTCGGCACAAATGACGCTATCGTGCAAAATAAAGCCACACCCGAGCAAGAGGAGGACTTTTACGACGGCGAAATCAAGCCCTTTTACGTGCAACTCGCCCAGGCGCTCACAAACTGTATTTTTTCCAAAAAAGAGCGCGGCTACGGCAACGAAATAACCGTAGAGGGTAACAAACTGCAATTTGCAAGGACGAGCGACAAGCTCGCCGTTGTAAAATATTTGTCCGATATTGGCGGCTTAATGCTCGACCAGGCATTAACAACGCTCGGCTATCCGCCTATCGGCGGCGAGGAGGGCAAGCGCCGCGTACAGACACTTAACGTCGTAAACGCAAACAAAGCCGACGAGTACCAGTTAGGCACCGACACAAAGAAAGAGGAGCCGCCCGAGGACGGCAACGACGACGGAGAGGGCACCGCACCTACTGCGGCACCCGACGACAAGAAAGACGAGGAGGAAACATAATGCCATACAAACCGAACGAGCGGGAATACAGAGCGGCGGAGCCGTTTACACTTCCCGACGAAAACAACGCCGACGAGCTCGTGCTCCGAGGTACGCCTATTGTCTTTGATACCCCTACCGTGCTTTTTGAGGCGGACGGTATCGAGTATAAAGAAGTTATCGCCCGCGGCGCGCTTGACAGCTGCGATATGAGCGATTTTATCTTTAACCGAAATCACGGGCAGAACGACTCTACCGTATACGCCCGCACCCGTAATAATTCCCTCACTTACAACATCACGGAGCGAGGGCTCGATATTGCGGCTTTCCTCGACAAAGAGGACGAGCGGCACCGCAATTTACACCGAGATATTCAAAAACGCCGCGTTGACAAAATGAGTTTTTCGTTCGTTGTGCGTGAGTGCAGCTATGACCGCGAAACACACACTCGGACGATAACTAAAATTAAAAAGCTGTACGACGTTTCGGCGGTGGATTTTGCCGCATACAACGAAACGAGCATTACTACGGCAAGGGACTTTTTCTCCGCGGAGCACGAGAAAGAGTTTAAGGAGCAGGAGCAGCGCCGCCGCCGTCAAATGCTGACAGCAAAAACCTACTGTTAAAAAATCAAAAAGGAGCAAATCACTATGAAAGAACTTATTAAGAGAATGGCGGAAATCCGCAGCCGCAAGGTAGAACTGCGCGGCGTACTGGAAACCGACGCAAAAGCAGACCTCGACGCTATCGAAAAGGAGCTCCGCGAGCTTGACGAGGAATTTACCAACCTCGAAAAGAGAAAAGCGGTTATCGAGGGTATCGGCGCAGGCACCGTTCCCGTAAATGAAGTGCCTAACCCTATCAACAATCGCTCTGCGGACAATTTCGACCAGGACAAGGAGTATCGCTCCGCCTGGCTCAAGCACGTTAGAGGACTTGACCTTACCGAAAACGAACAGCGAGCGCTCACTACTGGTACCTCCTCCGCGGGCGCGGTTATTCCGACCGTGACGCAGAATAAAATCATTGAAAAGGTCAACCAGCATTGCCCGCTGCTCGACAAAATCGACCTTTTGCGCGTTCCTGGCGGCGTAAAGGTGCCCGCAGAGGGAACTACCGCAGACGCGGCGGTACATACCGAGGGCGCAACCATTACCGCAGACGGTGACACTCTCTTGAGCGTTACGCTTTCTGCCTACGAGGTTACAAAGCTCGTTACTATTTCAAAGTCCGTTGAAAAAATGGCGATTGACGCTTTCGAGTCCTGGCTTGTCAATAAGATTGCCCGTAAGATTGCCGAGAAAATCGGTAAGCTGATTATTTTCGGCACGGGTACCAACGAGGCGCAGGGTATCAACGCCATTACCTGGGGCGCTAAAAACTCCGTAACGGTTGGAAAAACCGCCTCTCTTTCCGCTGCAAACGTGCAGGGCGCCGTTGCGCTGCTTAACGGCAGTTATGATGACGGCGCGGAGTGGCTTATGTCGAAATCGACTTTCTTTACCGACTTCCACCCGCTTATGAACAACTCAAAGGACAATATCGTTACCGAGGACAACGGCGTTTATCGCGTTATGGGCTACCCCGTAAACTTCGACGACTATATGACCGCGCACGAGGCTATCCTCGGAAACCTTTACAGAGGCTACCTCGGCAATATGCCCGAGGACGTTACGATTACCTCGCAGTTTGTAACCCGCGAAAACGCCTACGACTTCCTCGGCTGCGCTATGTTCGACGGCAAAGTACAGGCAATTGAGGCTTTCGTTAAAATCGTAAAGGCTACGGCTTAACGGAGGGCTGAACAATGGCGGATATTTCAAAGCAGTATGTAGCGGGTGTTCGCCAGTACCTACGCATTAACCATACACGTTTTGACGCGGAAATTACCGACCTAATAGGAGCGGCAAGAGCCGACCTCCTATTAGGCGGTATCTCCGCAAGAAAGGTAAACGACGAAAGCGACGCTCTTATAAAGCGGGCTATCGTCGTTTATGTCAAAGCGGAGTTTGGACTCGATAACGCAGACGGCGACAAGTACCGCGAGAGCTACGGTATGCTCAAGCGGCATTTAATGCTTTCGAGCGAATATACCGAGGAGGCGTAGTTATGTTATGGCGAGAAATCGGGTATTTGTGCTCGGAAAAAGAAACGCTCGACTCTCTCGGAAAACCTTTTAAGACTTTCGAGAAAAAAGAGGTTTTCTGCAATGAAAAGGGCGTTAAGCGAAACGAATTTTACCAGGCACAAGCCCAGGGCTACCGCCCCGAGCTTTGCGTAGAAATTAAGGCTTGCGACTATGCGCGAGAGGGACACTTTGAGTATGACGGGACAATGTACCGCGTTATCCGCACATATCCCGTAAAAAACGAGTGCCTCGAGCTTATATGTCAAGCCCTGGTTGCGGACGATTGACGCAGAGAGGAGGCGTTGCCTATGGCAGCAAATACAACGGCGCTTATTAAAGCTCTGCGGGAGCGGGTTAATAAAATCCTTACGACCTATTACGAGGAGGCACCGTCGAAAGACGCGGTATTTCCGTATGCGGTCATTAACGGAGTTAATATTATTGACCTTGCGGCGGGCGACCTTGCCTCATTCTACCTCGATATATGGGTAGACGAGAAACAGCCGACCGCGACCGAGCAACTCGAGACCTTATGCGACACACTCCGTAACGAGCTTACGGGTGCCGTAATTGCCGAAAGCGGCGTTTTCGCCGCGCATATCGGCTTTGACAATCAAAACGCTATTGCCGACAGCGAATACGATATAGCGCATAGGCGTTTATCTATGTCGGCTCGAAGTTTTTACAATTAGGAGGCAATAAAGATATGATTACCAATCTTACCAAAAAGCAGATTGAGTCAATCCAAATCGACGAGGGCGTTATTTTCCTCAATTACGGGGAAACCGACGAGCGTCTGCTCGCTCCCACCAGGGGCGGCGGAGAGTTTGCCGCGACCGTTACTGTACGCGATATTGAATTTGACGGACGACACGGAAAGACAACGGGCACCCAGGTTATCGAGGAGCAGGGCGCGTCCCTCAAGGTAACTACCCTTTGTATGAGCCAGGAAAACCTCGCGCTTGCAATCCCGACTTGCACGATTGCGGCGGACGACGGAAAGACTATTAAAAACCCGCCTACGGGCGTTATCGGAGCGGATAAGTACATTAAAAACGTTACTATGTTCGCTAAAACAATCGGTGGCAAGTATAAAAAAATCGCGATTTACAACGCTATGCACGAAACGGGCTTTAATGTTAAGGCGGTGCAGAAAGCGGAGGGCGAGCTCGCGCTCGAGTTTTTGGCGCACTACAAGCATAGCGACCTCGACGGCGACTTGTGGGCGGTTACGGAGATTGCACAAGCTCCCGATATGAGCGAAAAGACAGCGCAGACTCAAGCCACAGACGGCACAGAAAAAGCCGTAAGCAAGTAATAATCGAATTTAAGGAGGAGCCAAACTATGCTTACAATCGGTACTATGCCTATTATGCTTAAAATCGTAGGAAAGCTCGATATTAAGCCTATTATCCCTATGCTGAAAAACCTTGATATTTTCGAAGAGCCGAAAGACGCAGAGGACGCAAAAGACGCTCTCAAGAAACTTTCAAAAGAAAAGGTCGGCGTGCTTGCTTACGAGGTGCTCGCAGAAATTACACCGCAGCTCGGCAAGATTGCCGACGACCTCCCGCCGCTTGTAGCTGCATATAAGGGTATCAGCGTCGCAGAGGCGCAGAAACTCGACGCAGCGGAGGTCATTAACGAACTCGTCAATGACGAGGGCGTGAGAAGTTTTTTCAAGCGTGCCTTGCGGAAAAAAGCAGGGCAAGAAACCTAACACTCTTACACAAATATTACGACTGGCAGCTTATCGAGAGTCTACCGCTTGCGGCTCTCGGAGGGCTGCTTTCTTTTGCAACCGAGGAGGAAAAACGGCTCGAAAAAGCCGAACAGGAAAAAAGGCTTTTCCCCCTATGGCTTGCAAATTATGCCCTTGCAAAGCTGCAAGGCTCGGAGGCTATGGACTACGAAACGTTTATAAATCAAACGTTTTCGGAAGTGCCTCCGCCCGCACCGAAAAAGGAAAAGTCAGCGGACGATATAACGGCGGAGTTTGCGCCGATAATCGAGGCTGACAGACGGAAAGGAGGCTAACCTATGGCAAGTATTTTTTCGGTTTTCGGAGAAATCCTTATCGACAATACAAACGCTGATAAAAGCATAGATACAACTACAAAAAAAGCCGAAAAAAGCAGCAAAGAGGTTGGAGTTTCCTTTTCGTCAATCGCAAAAGGTGCGGCTGCCGTCGGTACCGCAATCGTTGCAGGTGCTACGGCAATAGGCGGCGCTGCTTACAAAATAGCGACAAGCACAGCTGAACAAGCGGACTATATCGACAAGTTGTCGGAAAGAACGGGCATAAACCGAGAGGAACTGCAACGCTGGAAACACGCCGCCGACCAAAGCGGCGTTAGCGTAGACTCGTTCAAAAACGGAATTAAGAAAATGTCGGACGTGATAGACGACGCAAATAACGGCTCAAAAACCGCGAACACCTCATTATCAAGGCTCGGCTTATCCCTTGACGACTTAAATAAAATGTCTACCGAGGAGAAGTTTAACTCTATTACCGCCGCGCTTGCGGATATGGAACAAGGAGCAGAGCGTAACGCCCTCGGGAATGACTTGCTCGGAAAAAGCTATACAGAAATGCTCCCGCTGCTCAACGCAGGCTCGGACGGTATGGCGGCTTTAAAAAAAGAGGCAGACGACCTTGGTATTGTTATGTCGGAGGACACCGTAAAAGCTGGCGTTGTGCTCGGTGATACGATTGCAAATGTTAAGGACGCTGTCGGAGGATTGTTAAACAGAATAGGGGCGGCTGCTATTCCGCTTATACAACAAATTGCCGATATGATAATAGCGGGTTTACCAAAAATACAAGCCTTGTTTGATAAATTAGTACCCGTAATATCAAGTGTTTTCGAGCGACTTTTACCCCCGCTGTTTGAGTTGATACAAACTCTATTCCCTGTGCTTATGGACTTAATAAGCTCGCTGCTGCCACCGATTGAGTCTATTATTACGGCTATTCTGCCCGTAATAATCAATCTCATACAGCAGCTCGTGCCGTTTTTAATTCAAATAGTACAACAGATTTTGCCTATTGTCGTACAGCTCATAGAGGGGCTTATGCCTTTAATAGTGGAAATCCTTAACACGGTATTACCCGTTATTATTCAGCTATTACAAGCGCTCTTGCCGCCTCTCATTGAGATTATACAAGCGGTGCTCCCCGTAATAATTGAGCTTATACAGCTATTGCTCCCTCCGATTTTGCAAATAATCCAGGCAATCCTACCCGTTTTAATTAACCTCATAAATACGGTTATGCCGCTTTTAGTGCAGATTATCGAGGCGATATTGCCCGTAATCACTACGTTAATTGAAACGATTATACCGCCTATTTTGGAAATCGTGGAAATGATATTACCGATACTCACGGACTTACTTAATCAGCTTATACCTATATTAACAAGTCTGCTCGAGGCAGTATTGCCCGTAATTATAAACCTTATAGAGCTTATAGCTCCTATTCTCAAACCGATACTTGAGCTTTTGTTTACGCTCCTCGAGCCTTTGCTCGACTTGCTCAACCTTATTCTCCCGCCGCTTATCAGTCTTTTTACGGGGCTTATAAGCAAAGCTCTTACACCGCTTAAAGCGGCGCTCGGGGTTGTGGCGGACGTATTGAATACGGTATTTAAGGGCGCGTTTGAGGGTATCGGAAAAGTAGTAGGAAATATTAAAAACGTTTTCTCGGGTATTATCGACTTTGTAAAGAACGTTTTTACGGGTAACTGGCGCGGAGCCTGGGACGCGGTAGTAAAGATATTTTCAAACATATTTGAGGGTATCAAAAACGCCTTTAAGGTGCCTATAAACTGGATTATCGACGGACTTAACGTCTTTATCCGAGGGCTTAATAAAATCAAAATACCCGACTGGGTGCCAGGTGTCGGCGGTAAAGGGTTTAACATAAAGGGACTATCCCGCCTCCGTATCGGTATGGAATACGTGCCGTATGACGAATACCCCGCACTCCTCCATAAAGGCGAGCGCGTGCTGACCGCAAGTGAAAACAAAGATTATACCAACCTCCAAAAAGCAGAAAAGAGTACAGACAACGCCGAGGGCAAGTATGTAATAAAAATCGAGTTTGGCGAAAAGTCAATTTACATTGACAGCCTCAAGGCTGAAAACCCCGACGACGTAAACTCTTTTGTTGAGCTGCTGCTCGAGCTTATAGAGGAGAAAATAAGACGAAAGGGAGTTGTATTTGCGTAATGGAAAAATTACCGTTTTTAATGTTTCGCGAGCATAGCTCCCTCGAGTATGCTTTGCTCGTTTCGGAGAAAGGCTCTTACAAAGGAGCGGCGCGGGACGTAACATATACGAGCGTGCCAGGGCGCAGCGGCGACCTCTTGACCGACAATGGGCGCTATAAGAACATCTCTATACCGTATAAGCTATCGTTGCTCAATACGACCGACCGCAGCTTTGCGGTGCTCGCACATCAAATAAAGGGTTGGCTGCTCTCCGAGGCGGGGTATTTTCGCTTGTGGGACAGCTACGACGGTAAATACTTCCGCCTTGCCTCTTATAACGACGAAGTGGATATAGAGCAGGAACTCCGCGAAACGGGTGCGCTCTCGCTCTCTTTTAGTTGTAAGCCGTTTAAGTATTCGTTTGAGGGGCAAACCCCCGTCGTATTCACGGCGGGCGGCTCTTTGTATAATGCCGAGTTTTTCCCGTCGTCCCCGTATATCAAAATAACGGGCAGCGGCACGGTAACGCTCACTATCAATAATGCCTCGTTTACATTTTCGGATATAGACGAGTATATAGAGATAGACTCCGAGGCTATGAACGCCTACAAGGGCACCGTAGCCAAAAATAACAAAATGACGGGAGCGGGCTTTCCGACGCTCGCCCCTGGCAAAAACGTTATTGCCTGGACGGGAAACGTTACGCGGCTTGAAATCGTGCCGAGGTGGTGCTGCTTATGATACCCGCACTCTACTACAAAAACGAAACAACCTTTACTCATAACGGCGTGGGGCTGCTTTCCGAGGCTGTAAAAGCGACCGTAACGGAGGAGCGCAACGGCAGCTATGAGCTTTCGCTGCAATACCCTATTACGGGACGCTTTTACTCCGAAATTACAGAGGGCGCGATTATAAAAGCAAAAGCCAACGAAACGAGCGAGCCGCAGTTATTCCGCATTTATAAGAGCTCGAAACCTATAAACGGTATCGTTACATATTCGGCGGAGCATATCTCCTACGACCTTAACGGTATACCGCTGCTCGGCTTTTCAATTAAGAACGCAACCCCACAAACGGCTTTAACAAAAGCTATCGAGGGAGCGGCTCTCCCGTGCCCGTTCACAGCGTATAGCAATATATCGACGCTGAACAGCACGGAAATATTAACGCCGTGCTCGGTGCGGGCGCTCCTCGGAGGGCAGAAGGGCTCTTTGCTCGACGTTTGGGGCGGCGAGTATGAGTTTGACAATTTTACAGTAAAGCTCTATTTGCACCGAGGCAAGGATAACGGCGTAGTTATCGAGTACGGTAAAAACCTTAAAGACATCAAGCAGGAAAGCAATATAGCGGAGTGCTACACGCATTTAATGCCGTATGCGGTTTATACCGTCCAGGACGAAAGCGGTAACGCCGAGGAAAAGTACATTTACCTTGCCGAAAAGGTTATACCGCTTACCGAGGCGGAGGACATAGGACATCATAAAGCCTTTATTATGGACTTTTCCGACCGTTTCGGAGATAACGAGGAAATAACCGAGGAAAAGCTGCGAGCCAAAGCCACCGCATACGCTGCGGCGGCAGACCTCGGCACACCAAAAGTTAATATTACCGTTTCTTTCGTGCAGCTTTGGCAGACGAAGGAATACAAGAACATTGCGCCGCTCGAGAGGGTTAAGCTCTGCGACACCGTTACCGTGCGTTTTTCAAAGCTCGGCGTAGCGGCTACGTCAAAGGTCATTAAAACCGTATATAACTCTCTGCAAGAGAAATACGAGAGTGTTACCCTGGGCGACGCTAAAAGCTCGTTTGCAAACACCGTAAACAAGCAGCAAGAGGCAATACAAGAAATCAAAAGCTCCGTTAAAAAGGGACAAGCGGAGGCTACCGAACAGCTCAAAAAGGCAATAGCCAACGCTACGAGCCTTATTACGGGACATTCGGGAGGCTACGTTGTCCTAAACCCCGCAGAAAAGCCACAGGAAATACTCATACTCGACACGCCGACAATAGACGAGGCGGTTAATGTATGGCGTTGGAATAGCGGCGGGCTCGGGTATTCCTCGACGGGATATAACGGCGAGTATTCGCTCGCTATGACTATGGACGGAGCAATCGTTGCGGATTTTATATCCGCGGGTATTCTCAACGGCGCGCTGCTGCAAGCGGACAGCGTGCAAAGCTCGGCTATCTCGCAGCACTACAAAGCCGAGGTAACAAACGAAATCGGCGAAACCGCAAGCAGCATAGAGCAAGCCTTTGTCGCTGCCGACGAGCAGTTATTAAGCCTTATAACGAGCATTCAAACCGTATTAACTGGCGACGTGGAAACGCTCGAAACGACCGTTTCACAACTGCGGCAGACGGTAGAAAGCCTCACGCTGTCCTACACGTCAAAGACGATAGGCGGAATTAACAATATCCGCAATTCGAGCGGCTTAAACGGCATTTCGGACGATTGGAGCTATTCGGGCTCCGTCGTAGCACAGCAAACGGCGGAGGCTATCAACAACACCTCCTCGGGCTCTCTCTTTCGGCTGCGTATTGCTACATTATCGCAGAAAATAACCGTACTGCGCGGCAAGAAATATACGCTCACTTTCCGCGCTCGTGCAGCAACGAGCAATAGGTGCTACGCGCTGCTCAATAACGGCGGAAACGATACTTATATTTTCGATACGCAAGCCTCGGGCTCTTGGACGGATTACGCGCTGACCTTTACTGCCTCGGGCGACACCGTAACTCTTACGGCAGGAACAACGGGTTATTACCTTTACGTAGCGGATTTTATGTTGGTGGAGGGCGAGCAAAAAACGCATTGGAGCCCCGCACCGAACGAAATATATACTACAAACGTAAAGATAGACCGACGCGGAATTAACATTACAAACTCGGAAAGCTCGACCGAAACCATAATAGACAATACGCAGTTTGCCGTAAAGTACGCGGGAAATATCGTGTTGACGGTCAATAAGGACTTAACAACATTGCGTAAAACAGAGGTTACGGACGAGCTGACAATAGGCAAAGGAAAGTTTGTGCCTCATACGGACGGACTTAATTTTGTACTGCTTGATTAAGGAGACGACGCTATGGCTGTTTTTACAAGTAAATCTTATAAGGGCAGGTATTTACAACTTACTATCACTGAGTCCGTGAATGTTGTGGAAAATACATCAACGCTTACTTGGGTTTTGCAAAGTTTAGGCGGCTCGTCTAATTATTACACCACGGGTCCTACAACAGTAACAATTGATGGCACGCAAGTCTACTATAAAGCCCGTACAGCGTGGAATACAAACGAATTTCCAGCAGCCAAAGGCTCTACAAGCGGTACGATAACGGTTGCACACGACAGCTACGGTTCAAAAAGTATATCAGTTGGCTTCTCGACTGCGATTTATACATCAGCAGTAACAGAACACGGCGGCTATATGACCTTGAGTAATATTGACCGCGCAGCCCCGAGCGTAAGCGTTGTTGTTTCAAATATAACGGCTAATTCTATTAAAATAACAGTTTTCTCCTCTGCTACTGCTAACAAGTGGTGGTATTCACTTAACAGCGGCTCCTCGTGGGTGGAGTTTAACTCCTCAAGCGGAGCGAGTAAGGAAACAACCGTAACGGGGCTTTCGCCTAACACTTCGTATACCGTTCAAGTGTGCGCGAGAAAGTCATACAACGGCGTAGACGGGTACTCGGGCAATACTACTGTTAAAACTCTCGGCGGCTCGGTGCTCTCCTCTGTAAGCACATTAACGGCAGATAATGCAACAGCAAAAATAACGCTTTCGGCTACCGTCTACGACACGAGCTACAAACACAAGCTTGTGTTAAAGGACGGCGGCACAACCGTTTTAACCCTTACGGAGCTTTCACTCTCTAACGGCTCAAATACAATTATTCTTACAGCGCCGCAGCGCTCGTCTATCCTCGCGGATATGGTGGCAAAAAAGAGCTTTACAGGCACGTTTGAACTTTTAACTTTCAGCGGTTCCTCACAAATCGGGAGCACCTCAACCAAAACGGCAACGGTACAAACGACCGCGGCAAACTCCGCGCCGACGTTTTCGGGATTTACCTACAAGGACACGAACACCACCGCGGCGGGAGTTACGGGGAATAATCAAATTTTGATACAGTCAGTATCAATGCTGCAAGTTACCGCGTCAGCGGCAACAGCCAAAAACGGTGCGACCATTTCGAGTTATTCCGTTTCGGCTGGCGGCTCGACCGCCTCAAGCACAACCGTAATGCTGAACGTCGGCAAAATATACACCTCGGGGACGGTGCCTATAATCGTTACCGCAATTGACAGCCGCGGCTACACTTCCTCGGCTACGGTAAACATTACGGTTATAGCCTATGAAAGTATAGACATAACAGCCGCAATTATGCGGCGCGTAAACGAGGTTGAGGACGTAACGCAAGTAACCCTCGAGGGAGATATTACACCCGTTAAGGTTAATAACGTCAATAAAAACACGCTGCGAAAGCTCTATTATCAGTATAAGAGGACAGACGCGAGCGCTTATAGCTCTTTAACCGATATAACGAGCTTTACGACCTTTACCGACAACGGCTTTACGTTCACGTCGGACGAGTGGTTAAGCCTGGACGCTAATTACTCCTGGTACGTGCGGTTTTATGTTTATGATAACCTAACGGGCGACACGGTAACAATAACCGTATCGCAGGGCACGCCCTTAATATCATTCCGCCGAAAGAAAGTAGGCATAAATAAACGAGAGCCCGCCCAGGCGCTCGACGTTGACGGCAATATAGCCGCAAACGGGGTTATAGTCCTGGGATATGTAGGGCACGTCGAGGGCGATTTTAATAACTACAAAAACGGCGGTATTTTCTTTGTGCCAACAACAAGCGGAATAAGCAACGCGCCGCCAGGCGGAGCGGGCTATCTCGAGGTACTCTCGGCAACTGACGGCTGTAACCTTATTCAACGTTACACCGCAACGGCGGAGGGCTGCAAGGTTTATATACGGTCGTTTATCCTTAATACAAACTGGACTTCCTGGACGGAGAAATAAGCAAGGAGGAAACAATATGCAACTTACACACTCTATCGCGCTTGACTTTGGACGCGATACACTCCCTATTACGATTTTTGCAAAGCAGTACGACAAGGAGAGCCGCTTTGTTGAAATTGTGCCCCTCGAGTGCGGCAAGGATTACACGCTCGAAAGCGGGGTAACTGCTCGCTTGCAGCTTACAAAGCCCGACGGTCATACCGTACTCAAAACGGCAACGATTGCAAACGGCGTTATCAAAGTTGAGCTCACGGAGCAGACGCTCGCCGTCGCGGGTACTGCCGTTGCGGAAATCGGGCTTTACAAGGGCAACTCCCTTTTAAGCTCGCAAATTTTCTATATTGAGATTAAGCGAGCGGCTTATAACCCCGACGCACCCGCAAGCTCCGACGAATACCTCGCGTTAATTGACGCGCTCGGCAAGGTTGAAACCTCCGTAGGCTCTGCAAATTCCGCGGCAGCGGCAGCAAATACAGCAGCAGCGAAAGCGGAAACAGCGGCAGGCGGAGCCGATACCGCCGCGCAAAACGCAACCTCGGCAGCGTCAGCGGCAAATAGCGCCGCAAGCGGTGCAAACACCGCAAAAACAAACGCAAATAACGCAGCCTCCGCAGCGAATACCGCAGCGGGAGCGGCTAACTCTGCGGCAGCAGCAGCTAACGAGGCAGCAGAGGCAGCAGAGGGCGCGGAAAACGTTAATATCTCCGCTACGCAAACGACAACGGGAGCGGACATTACCGTTACCAACCGAGAGGGAAAACAAACGACTGTACATATTGACACGCTTACAGCGGTTAATACCTGGGAGGATATTAAAAACGCCGTCCGCCTCGGACTCGGAGAGAAACTCTTTCCCGTTGGTTACGAGTTTACCACCCTCGACGCTGATACTACGCAAAATATTATATGGGTTGTACGGGCACACGACCACCATACAGCGGCAAATAATAAGCTCACGCATACAATGACACTCGAAACAAAGAACGTTTACAGCTTGTCGAGCGGGGCACAAAAAGCGGTACAGTACGACGCGACCGAGGCTTTCTATTACGCAGAGCAGGAACTCGCGGCGGGCACCTATAACATCACGATTTCAAATCAGTTATGGTACACCGCTGATAACGGCAAGACATTTCAGTTTACACTCGCTACCGCAGTACCCGCGGGCGGGCAGCTTGTATTTGCTATGACCTATAACGCTACCCTCGAGGGCAAAAGCGTTAAAAGCTATGCAAATAAAACTACGACAACGGCGCTTGAAACCGTTACTCTTACGGAGGGCTCCGAGGGTACAAGCCTCGGTACAACGAACGGGAGCAGTCCTAACGTAAACCGTATGCACCGCGCTATTTTCGGCAGCAATAACTACGCTCAATCCGCCGTCCGTCAATGGCTCAACAGCGCCGCCGCTGCGGGCTCGGTGTGGACTCCTACTAACGTATTTGACCGTCCCGCGTCCTGGGCGACAAGCTATAACGGTTTTATGCACGGCTTGCCCGCTGACTTCCTGGCGGTCGTGCAGCCCGCCGTACTTGCTTGCCGTACAAATTCGCTCTTTGAGGTTGAAAGCCTCGACGGTACGACGTTTGCTATCAATCAACTTTACAGCCTTAAAGCGGATAAGTTTTTCCTACTCTCCCGCCCCGAGATTTTCGGGGACTGGGACAGCGCAAGCTATAAAGACGGTACGCAGCTCGAATATTATAACGGTTTGACGGCGACCGAGCGTATCAAACGCGACGCGGCGGGTACGGCGCGTTACGCTTGGTTGCGTTCTCCTAGCCAGTTCTACGCGAACTACGCGCGCACTGTCAGCACGGGCGGCACATTGGGCGACAGCGGTGCGCGCAACGATAACGGCGTAGCCGCCGCTTGTATAATCGCATAATCACAAATCCGCCTCGGTAGAGGCGCATACGACGCGGGCGGCTCAAAATGATAAATTATTTTAAGGATATGGAGGCTACATCAATGCAAGAAAATATCTATAAAAGACTCGCACAGGCGGAGGCAATGGCAGCGGCGCAGAAAGCGGAAACAATGGAGGTACTGCAAGCGGCATATAAACGAGCTTGCGAGGAACTCAACGAGGAGGACGCGGCAGCGTTCGCCCGCAAAATCCGCGATAAACTCCTTAACGAAACCGATAGCCGCGTAGCTCTCGACCGCTTTAATATCAGCGTGCCGAGCGGAACCTCTTTTACCGCCTGGCTTTCGTTCTTAAAATCGCTCGGAGAAATTATTACGGGAGCCTGGGCAATATATCGCCAGGCGCTCCGCGACCTCCCCGAACAAGAGGGCTTTCCGTTTAATGTTACTTTCCCCGCCCCTCCCGAGGTTGAGAACGACGGGACAGAGGGTGAGTAATGGGAAATTATGAGCTTATAGAGGAGCTTTGCAGCGTGGCAAGGCTGCAAGCGAACATTATACAAAAGCAAATCGAGGCTATCGCTCAAGCAGAAATTGCCGAAAGCGTAGCGGCTGACCTTGCCGAAATGAGAAAACAGGCAGCGGACACTCTCGCCCGCTGTGAAAAAGAGCTTTAAGGAGGCGGAGGCTATGTTAGATACGTTTATATCCTGGCTTATACCGTTTCTTTGCGGCGGTGCCGTAACCTTTGCGGGCACTATGCTAATTAAGCTCAAGGCAATTAAAAACGGCTTACAATGCCTTTTGCGAGCTGAAATAATCCGCTCATACGATAAGTATACCGAGCGCGGTTATTGTCCTCTTTATGCAAAAGAGGCACTCACACGGGCATATAAAGCATATCACGCCCTCGGCGGTAATGACGTAGCGACAGAATTATATCACGATATTATGGAGCTGCCGACAGAGCCGCACAAGGAGCAAACCGAGAAAGGAGAAAAATAATACAATGGAGAAAAAGAAAGTATCGGTTGAAACCGTAGTACGTACTATTGTGCTTGTGGTAACGCTGCTTAACCAGGTTTTAAGTATGCTCGGCAAAAACCCGCTGCCCTTTGCAGAGGACGAGCTGTACTCTATGCTCACGGCTGCCGCCACCGTAGCGGTTACGCTTTGGGCTTGGTGGAAAAACAACAGCTTTACCTCGGCAGCTATCCAGGCTGACGAGTATTTAGCAGAGCTCAAAAAGACTAACGACGAAACGGAGGAGTAATTTTATGACAAACAAAGAATTTGCCGCAAAACTTAAAAGCATTGCGACCGACTACAAAACACTTTATGTAATGGGTTGTTTCGGCGCTCCTATGACGGCAGCTAACAAAAAGCGTTATTGTAACAACCACACTTACAACAAGCAAGCGTCCCGTCAAAAAATGATTAACGCAGCCTCTGCCGATACTTTCGGCTTTGATTGCGTTTGTCTTATTAAGGGCGTTTTGTGGGGCTGGAATGGTAACGCCTCAAAAACATACGGCGGAGCGGGCTATGCTGTAAATGGTGTGCCCGATATAGGAGCTGATACAATGATTACGAAATGCTCGGGAATTTCGACCGACTTTTCAAAAATTGAAGTCGGAGAGGCTGTATGGTTAGAGGGGCATATCGGCGTATACATTGGCGACGGGCTCGCGGTGGAGTGTTCGCCGAAATGGGAAAACAAGGTACAAATTACCGCGTGCAACTGCAACAAAAGCGGATATAACCGCCGCAACTGGACGAAACACGGCAAACTCCCGTACATTACCTATGTTAAGGAAAGTACAGCGGTTCCTACGCCGCCCTCTAAAAAGTCCGTTGACGAAATCGCCCGCGAGGTTATCCGCGGCGCTTGGGGTAACGGTGCAGACCGCAAAAGCAGACTTACAGCCGCGGGCTATGATTATAGCGCCGTGCAAAAGCGCGTTAATGAGCTTTGCTCAAACTCTGCAAATTCCACCTCGAAAAAGTCCGTTGACGAAATCGCCCGCGAGGTTATCCGCGGAGTTTGGGGCAACGGCGCAGAGCGCAAAAACAGGCTTACAGCCGCGGGTTATGATTATAGCGCCGTGCAGAGCCGCGTAAACGCTCTACTTAAATAGTCCTCCTTAAATTCACATAGGAAAAGCGGCGGGATTGAGGGAAACCTCGCCCGCCGCTTTTTTACTTTCCGAAAGGAGCCGAAGTATGGCAAATAAATATAACATAACCTTTGTAGACAAAAGCAATGAGGCAAAAAAAACAATAATAGGGCTCTCAAAAACAGCTCTGCGAGCATCGGGAAAAGTCGTGCGGAAATACTTACGCGAAAACGTGCCCGTCCGTTCAAAGCGTTTCAAAAACCATATAGGCACCTGGGTTATGATAAACTATTCTACGGGGCAACCGACACTACAAGTCGGATTTTACTCTTGGCAAAAAGTTAAGAAAAAGAATAAATTACCCTCGCACGCCTCGCCACATTGGGTAGAGTTTGGAGTAAAACCGCATACTATGCCGAAAGACGGCAAACGGGCGTTTATGAGGTACGAAAACAATATATACGGTTTTCACGTCAACCACCCAGGCACGAGAGCAACAAACGTATTGCGCGACACCGTGCAGAACAATATCGGAGAAATACGCGCAGCACAAGAGGAATACTTAAAAGAAATGACAAAATCGTTTGAGGAGGCGGGCTTGAAAATAGACAAGGGCGACGAGTTCGAGGACGACGACTAAAGCAAAAGGCGGAGGCAATTAAGCCTCCGCCTTATTTTTAGCGATTCAGCCTGCTCATTCGAGCGCATCTACTTCAGTCGTGGTTCCGACAAGGATATCTATAAGGAGCGTAAGCAGTTGGGCGAGCAGTTGACCCAGCCTATCCTGAAGGCTGTGGATTATGATGTAGACCACACCGTGTTCAGCTATATCCCGAACACTGCCGAGGTGGCTTACTATGGCATGTTGAGCGGTTTCAAGAAGTATCTTAATGAGACCAAGATAGAGCAGATTGCCAACCTCGACCATGTTCCATCAAAAGAAGAATTATACGAAATCCTCGGCGACTTTGTCCGCTCAGAGAAGATAGCATGGAAGGATATCAAACTCCGTACCTTCATCACCGAGGGCAACAGCCGTAACGACCTGGCGAGCCATGTGTATGATGTAACCTACGGAAGCATCGAGCCGAATGTGGATAATCTTGTCATTATCGATGATAGTATCGTGCGTGGTACTACCCTGAAGGAGAGTATTCTCCGCATCCTCGACCGTCTGCATCCTAAGAAGATTGTAGTGGTTTCCAGTGCCCCTCAGATCCGATATCCGGATTACTACGGCATCGATATGGCAAGACTGGAAGAGTTCTGCGTGTTCCGTGCTGCCATCCAGCTTTTGAAAGAGCGCAAGATGGAAGACCTTATCGAGCAGACCTATGAGGCTTGCAAGGCAGAATTGGCAAAGCCAAAGGAGGAGCAGATCAATCCGGTACGCTCCATCTACAAGCCATTCAGCACCGAGGAAATCAACGAGAAGATTGTTGAGATGCTTCGCCCAGAGGGCATGACCACTCCTATCCAGCTTGTATTCCAGAGCATTGAGGGCTTGCGCGAGGCGATTCCAAACCACAAGGGCGACTGGTATTTTACCGGTCATTATCCAACCCCAGGCGGCACGAAACTCTGCAAAAAGTAGTTTGTGAACTATAGCGAGAACGTTTATCATAAATAAGTGAAGAGAGAAGAACGAAGAGTGAAGAATTCTCTTGCTTTTCTTCAGTAGGGTTTGAAGACGAGAGAAAAATCAGATAAAACAAAGTTGTCAT